TACATCTGCGTATACAATGCAGTTCGTAGGTCCTCCTTTTACTTTTGGTATACAACAAGTGGGGGCTAACTGTGGTCTAATATCACAACATGCAATGGTTGCTGTGAATGGTGTTGTGTATTGGATGGGGCAAGCAGGTGGATTTTATTTGTATGATGGAACTGTGAAAAAAATACCGTGTCAAGTTGAAGACTTTGTTTTTACAACACAAGATACAGATGACTTAGGAATTAACTTTGATGCAGCAGATGTGGTGTACGCTGGTTACAATTCTTTGTTTAGTGAGATTAATTGGTTTTATCCAAAAGCAGGATCTACACAAATAGATAGAGTGGTAAGTTATAATTATGCAGAGGGTTTGTGGACTATTGGCTCTTTGTCAAGAACTACATACTATGACAAAACAATATATGATAATCCTTATGCTACAGAATATAACACTACAACAACTCCTAATTTTCCTAATATACAAGGAGTAACAAATACAAATGGTGCAACTACTCTATATGCTCACGAGGAAGGAACTAATCAAGTTACTGCTGATGGAACAGAAACAGCAATTATTGGTAGCATTCAAAGTGGAGATTTTGAAGTAAAAGTGCAAAGCGAGGGAGTTATTGCAACAGGTGAGTTTTTTATAAAAATAAGAAGATTTGTTCCTGATTTTAGAGCTTTAGATGGTAACGCTAAAGTAACTATAAATTTGAAAGATTTTCCTAGCGACTCAGAAGCTAGTAGTAGTTTAGGTCCATTTACAATATCATCTACCACACAAAAAGTAGATACCAGAGCTAGAGCAAGAGCTGTTAATTTAAAGATAGAAAATGTTACAACGAATGAAAGTTGGCGATATGGAACATTTAAGGCTGATGTTCAACAAGATGGTAGACGTTAATGTATGGATATAAAAAATATTGTAAGTATAGACAATGAAAAGATTTGGAAAAGCGATCACACCTCCAATCCATACGCAATAGTTTTGAATGCTATTAAAATTTGGAAATTTACAAAAAATGAGTGGCCTGATCAATATAAATTTTATTATGAGATGATTGAAAAAAATGCTGTTGATTTTAAGTGGGGTTTGCAAAAACAAAAATCTTTTAAGTTGCTTACAATAAAAGAGTTCTGTTATTTTACATCACCACCTGATATAATATATAGAGCTATTAGAAAAGAACCTGAAAAAAAGAAAGGTAAACGTAAATGAAAAAAGCTAAAACTAAAATTAAAAAAGTAGTTACAGCTCTTAAAAAAGCATCTAGAACTCATGCAAAACAAGCTAAAACATTACAAGGAGTAGTAAGTGGGAGATCCAAAAAAGGGAACAGGAAAAAAACCTAAGGGTAGTGATAGAAGATTATACACAGATGAAAACCCGAAAGACACTGTAAAAATTAAATTTGCTACACCTGCTGATGCAAGAGCTACTGTAGCAAAAGTAAAAAAATTACGTAAACCTTTTGCAAGAAAAATACAGATATTAACAGTTATGGAACAACGTGCTAAAGTAATGGGTAAAACGCAAGTTGTAAACATAGCAAAAGCAGGTAAAGAAGCTATAAGAAAGCAGAGGAAAAAAATTGTCTAAAATAAATACATTTATACCAGAGCCCAAAGAGGAATATAATATAGAAAATCAACGATTAATTAATTTAGCTATAACACAAATCATACAAAAATTAAATTTTAGTTATCAACAAGAAATAAAAAATGAGCAACAAGCTTTTGAGTATTTTTTATCATGACAATACAGTATAAAAATCAAGGTTACAAACAAACAGATACAAGTAAAACGACAGTCTTTACATGTCCTACTAATGCAACAGTCATAATTAAAAGTATTTATTGTTCTAATAATGACGCTTCCTCAGCTATATTAGTCAACATGAATTTTGTAGATTCATCTGATTCAAACACAGAATATGAGTTTTTTAGAGATGACGTGCCAGCTAAGTCGCAAGTGAATGCTTCACCTCAAGGTTTAAATTTAGAAGCAGGGGATGCTATAACTGTTCAAGCAGCAACTGGCAGTAATAAAATACAAGGTCTTATAAGTTATGCTTTGATAGATCGTTCTCAAGAAAATGGATAAGATAAGTTCTGCTATTTTTAAAGTAGAAAAAGCATTAGATGATAAAGTGTGTAAAAATTTATCAGAGTACATAGAAATTAGTCCTACTAAAAAAGCGACTTTATTAAAAGAAGGTGAGGACATAGAGGACACAAAATATAGAAATGTTTACAACTATGGGTTAAATGAGTCTAATAAACATGATCTTTTATATAAGAATTTAATATTTAATACCTGCAACAGTGCAATAAAACAATATCAAAAAATATTTCCTAGTCTTCATCAAGAATTAAAATTAGAATCAATTAATTTGTTGAAGTATGTTAAGGGTAATTTTTATAAAAAACATATTGATGCTTTTCATAAAGTAAATAGACAGTTGTCTTTTATAATTAATTTAAATAAAGATTATGAAGGAGGAGAACTTATATTTTATTATCCTCACAATGAACAGTTTGCGTATAGTAAAATAGAGTTAAAAACTGGGGACTTAGTTATGTTTCCTAGCAATTTTATGTACCCTCACTCGATACAACCTATTACTTCTGGCACTAGATACAGTATTGTTTGTTGGTTTAGTTAATACTTGATTTATCTGTTAAATTATAGGATATTATATAAATGAAAACAATACGCTGTACCTCTGTGGAAACTTATAGAAATAAAAAAAGAAATATAAAATATGCCAGTAAAGAGGATGCTCAGCAAGATGTAGATAATCCCAACACAGATACAAAACAAGAAGATATAGCAGTTGACGTTAATATTATTGTTCCTAAAGAAGCTTTATCTTTAATTAGTAAAACTAAAAAATGAAAATTAAATACGATAGGTTTTATTACAATCCTTTGCCAAAAGAATTATTTATTAAAGAAAGTTCTATTCATGGACATGGTATTTTTGCAAAATCTGACATACCTGAAAAATACGATTTGGGTATGAGCCATATTAAAATACCCATTATACATGGATATGTTAGAACACCCTTAGGTGGTTTCTTAAATCATGATGATCAACCAAACTGTAGTTTGTTTATAGATTTAGATTGGGATGATTATTTAGTATATAAGGTTATGACCATAAAAAAAATTAAAAAAGGCACTGAGCTTTTATTAAAATACGGCTCATGAATCCAGCAGGCGGAACAGAGATACAACACAGATTTTTAAATCATTATGTTGATGATAAACTTTTAAATAATTTTCAAATATGCACATCAATACCAGGAAAAATAGAATTAAGTAAAAATAAAATAAATATTCTATGGCAAAAAAATAGTTACGATCAACCCAACATATATCCTTGGTTCGAGGACAAATCTAATCATGATAAATTTGATTGGTATGTTTTTAATAGTCATTGGAACTATGAAAAATACAGATACAGATTTGATATACCCACACACAAATGTCATGTAATAAAAAATGGAGTAAACAATTTTCCTACACTAACACCTTTTACAGAAGGTAATATGGTTCGTATGTTATTTCATGTTACTCCATGGCGAGGTTTAAATGTACTATTAGGTGCTATGAGTTTATTACAAGATTGTAATGTACATATAGATGTATTTAGTAGTTGTAAAATATATGGTGAAAAGTTTGAAAAAGAACATGAGCAAAAGTATGAGCCTTTATATGAACAAGCTAGAAAATTACCTAATGTTAATTACATAGGATATAAAGAACACTCGTTTATACAAAAATTTATGTATCGTTATCATATGTTTGCTTATCCAAGTATATGGGAAGAAACCAGTTGTAATGCAGCTCTTGAGTCAATGGCTGCTGGATTGTTTTGTATTGTTACAAATTTCGGTGCTTTGTATGAAACTTGTTCCGAGTTTCCTGTGTATGTTACGTATGAGAAAGATACCAAAAGACTTGCTAGTAAATTTGCAGCAGCAATACGTCAAGCAGTAAACACGATACACGAGCCAGAGGTTTTTAAACATCTACAAATGCAACAAGACTTTGTAAAAAAATTTTATAGTTGGGATAAGAAAAAAATAGAATGGACAAATTTTCTACAAGGCATTCTACATGAAAGAAGTTAAATTATTTTTAGCTACTCCAGTTCATGATAAAGTAACAGTGCATTACATGCAATCTGTTTTTAAATTACAAGAAGAATGTTTTAACAAAAAAATAAAATTAACTTTACATATGATGAAATCTTCTTTAGTCACTATGGGTAGAAATTTATGTGTTAGTGAATTTATGCAAACTGACCATACACATCTGTTATTTATAGATAGTGATATTTTATTTGAAACAGATCTCATTTTTAAAATGTTAGAAAAAAAACAAGAAGTGTTAAGTTGTCCTTATCCTATGAAATTAATTCAATGGGATAATGTATTTGATAAAAATCAAAATTTAAACCTTAACAAAAAACAAAGAAACACTGCTGGTAATATGTACCCTATTAAATTATTAGATAAAGAAGACGATATAAAATTGAAAGATGATATGATAGAACTTAGTCATTCAATGACAGGTTGTATGTTAATACAAAGAGAAGTGTTTACTAAAATGATAAAAGCTTATCCAGATTTAACTATTAAACAAGAGACTGTTATAGATAATGAGTTGATTGAGAGACCTCATTTGTATAATTTTTTTGATACTTACTATGATACAAGTAAGAAAAGATATTATGGAGAAGACTTTGCTTTTTCTAGATTATGGAGAAAAATAGGCGGAAAATGTATGGCCTTAATAACAGAATACATCACACATGTAGGAGAATATCAGTTCTCAGGTCGTTTATCAGACGAAATGGTCCTACAAGGTCTTGATAGACAGCAAAAAAACAAGTAAACTATAGTAAACAAAGGAGATTGATATGCCAGCATTTCCAGTTATGGCTGCAGTAATAGGAGCAGGTCTTGGAGCTTTATATACAAAAGCATCAGGAGGATCAAACAGAGATATGATTAAGAATGCATTAATCGGTGGTGCAATAGGAACAGCGGGTGGTTATTTTTTTCCTCAAACTTTAGGTGGTGGTATTGCCGGAATAAC